GGAACAATTAGCACTAATTCTGCTGGTACAAGAATTGGCAAGGCGTTGTCTACAACAAGCATTAATTTGGAGTTTAACTCGTGACAAATTTATCCGAATTATTACCTTCAGGTGGCGGTGCCAAAGAGTTTAGTGCTGTAGCTTCTGGAACTTTAGCAAGTGGGCAAGTAGTAATTTTAAAAAGTGATGGTAAAGTTGAGGCTGTTGGCACAGATCCAGCATCTTTAGGAACGGCTGTTTCTCCCTTTGGTGGAAACCAAGGACCAACACTTTGCAAACTTACTGACACTACTTTTTTACTAACTGGGCGAGATTCTACTAACAGTTATAATGCCACTACTGCTATAGGCACAGTATCTAATGGATCAATATCTTTCGGAACCAACGCTGCTATTTCTGCTGTTGGAGCAACAAGTGAGTATTTACAAGCATTTCCATTAACTGATAATAAATTTGTAATTTTATGGAGAGACTCTAGCAATAGTAATAGAGGAAAAGCTATAGTAGGCGAAGTGAGTGGTGGTTCAATCACTTATGGTTCTGCTGTAACATTTGAAACAGGACAGACGACTTTAAGTATTGCTCAAGCAGGAGTAGCTTTAACCGCTAGTAAATTTGTTATAGTTTATGAAGACGCTTCTAATAGCTCATACGGTACAGCTATTGTAGGTGATGTAAGTGGAAACACTATTACATTTGGAACTGCTTATGTTTATCAAACAAGCAACTCAACAAAATCTAGTGTTGTTGCTAGGTTAAATGACTCAAAAATTGTTCTTGCCTATTCTCAAACACCTAATAGTTCAAGAGGTAGAGTGCAAGTTTTAACTATATCAGGAACAACTTTTACTCCTGGAAACGCAATAACTTATGACACTTCAAGTGTACTTCATTTCAGCATTGTAGCTATGAGTGAAACGCAATTTGTAGTGTCTTATATTGACGGGGGTGCTATTGATTACGGAAAATCAATTGTTTGTTCTGTTTCTGGCACAACGATAACTGTCGGAGCTACAACAGAGTTCAATGTTCAAACTAAATTATATGCACCAAATTCTGTTAAAATTAATGACACTCAATTTGCAGTTGCTTATAGTCCAGTTAGCCCATCTACTGATAGAAATGTTAGAATTGGAACAATAACGGCAGGCACTATAACTTTTGCTTCTGCCGTAACTTTTAGTACTGGTACTGATTCAAATAGCGTATCTGGTATTACATTGATTGGAACTCGAGACTTACTTCTTGGTTCGGACCCAAATGCAACTGAATTTCCAGTAGTAGATTATAAATTAGCAAGCACGAATGAAGCTAAGTTCATAGGCATAACATCTGAGGCTATAGCTAATACAGCTACAGGCAAAGTCAATCCTCAAGGTGGTGTTGCAACGTCATCAACCGTAACGTCTACGTCTAGTGTAGGGGCCGAAAACGTATATGAAACAGCATTTGCTTATTATAATGCTTCAACTTTTGATAGTACAAACAATAGAGTTGTAATTGCGTATGCTGATCAAGGGAATAGTATGTACGGTACCGCAGTTGTAGGATCAATAAATGGTTCGACAATTAGTTTTGGAACGCCTCAAGCGTTTACAACTGCTAGTATTGCCAATGTAGTTTACAATCCGGCTATCACATTTGATAGTAATGTGGGTAAAGTAATATTAGGGTACTCTGATGGAGCTAATAATAATTATTGGACTTGTCGTGTTGCAACAGTAGATCCATCAAATAATACATTAACTTTTGGAACGGCAGCAGTAGTTGAGCCTGCTACTCCAGCAAATCAAATGTCACTTGGATTTGACACCAATAGCAATAAATTTTTAGTAATATATGGGGATGGTAATAATAGTAATTACATTACGGGTCGTGTAGGAACGATCAGTGGTACTAATATTACTTTCGGAACAAAAAATGCAGTTATAAACGGCACTGGTAGTTATAATTCTGTTGCTTTTGACAGCAATGTTAATAAGTTTGCAGTTTTCTATCGTAATCCTAATTCTCCTTACGATGGTAAATGTAAAGTAGCTACAATTTCTGGAACAGATGTAACTTATGGAAGTGAAGCCACATATAATTCTTCTAGATCAAACGATCCTCAATCAACTTTTGATTCTAACTCAAATAAAATTGTTGTAGCGTTTGAAGATCAAGACAATAACAGCTACGTTACTGCCACTGTAGGAACTATAAGTGGAACCAATATCACATTTGGATCTACATCAGTAATATATAATGGTGTAGTACAAAACTCATGGCAACACAGTATAGTTTTTGATAGCAATACAAATAAAATCGTACATTTTTCGAGAAATGGAATTAGTGGAGATGTTGGGACAATAAACGTAGGGACGGTTTCTGGCACAGGAATAAGTTTTGTTGCTGATGGTAATTTTAACAACAATGTTGAGGTCAATAGCGTCACGGCAAGTTATGACCCTACTTCTCAAACAATTGCTTTAGCATATGCAGACGCTGGAAATTCTAATTATGGAACTGGTGTCGTTTATACTCCAACAGGAATATCACAGCCATTCGTTATCGGCTCAACATATTACGTCCAAAATGATGGAAATCTTTCTACTACCTCAAGCTCAGTGACAGCAGGCAAAGCTATTTCAACCACCCAACTAATACTAAATGGAGCATCATAATGAAAACGATTGTAGAAAATGTAACGAACTTGAGTAAATTTCTTTTTGAAGATGACAAACGAGTTGTCATGTTGGCAGATAGAATTGATGTTGGCCCAGAAGAAAAACTAGATTTTATTGTAGGATGTCATTCAACAAGTGATTGCACTTTGTATGAAAACATTACTGGCCCTGAAGAAGAGTGGTACGGAAACAAATGGTTTTACGATGGTGCTACTTGGACCCTCAATCCAGATTGGATTGACCCAAGAGAAGAGAGTTCTGAGTAAGGATTAAGCCATGAGCTATACGATGACATACGATAGCTTGTTGGTGGATATACGCAGGTATTTAGAGCGTGGATTTACACAAGCTAGTGATCAAATAGTTTTTGACCAACTGCCACGTTTAATTACGTTGGCAGAAAGACGTATAGCTCGTGAATTAAAGATTGAAGGTTTTATTAGGGCAATTACAACGCCTCTATCTATCGGCGTTTCTACTTACCTCAAACCGGATCGATGGCGTGACACAATTTCGATGACAGTAAACGGAACGCCAATACAAACAAGGTCGTATGAGTATCTCCGTAATTACTGGCCCGATGAAGCTCAAACAGCGTCACCTCAATTCTATGCTGATTATGATTATGCAAATTGGTTGATTGCTCCGACACCAAATGCAGCTAGTACCTTGGAAATACTTTATTATGAACAGCCAGCATTGTTAGGTCCAAACTTGCAAAGCAATTGGCTCACAGAATATGCACCGGAGTTGGTGTTGTATGCTTCGTTACTTGAGGCAACCCCATTTTTGAAAAATGATGAAAGAGTACAATTATGGCAAGGTCTTTATGACAGATGTGCTCAAGCATTCAACGGTCAAGACTTAGGACGAATACTCGATCGTGCGGCTCAAAGGAGTGAAGCATAATGCCTATTTATCAAGATGTTTTTGGCGGTGCTAATATTTACCCCAGTGAAATTAGTTATAGCACTCAAAACTTATCGGCTGATGTTACGCTCAGTTGGCCTGAAGAAACTTCTACAAATACAAATTTAGCAACGCGAATTATTGATGTAAATCAAACAGGTGCTGGTTTCAGTATTATCGTTCCGGATGCACAAAAAAGTGGTACGGGTAACACAATACTTTTTAACAATAAAGGTTCACATACGTTTCTTGTAAAAAATGCAGGTGGTGTGCAAATTGGATCAGTTGCATCCGGTCAAGTTTGGCAACTTTATCTCACCGATAACAGTACAACAAATGGAACTTGGGTATTCCTTCAGTATGGTGCAACAACATCAACTGCTAATGCATCATCGTTAGCAGGTACAGGCATAGTTGCTATTGGCACTGTCTTATCGCAGTCCGTGCCAGTAACCACGTTTAATACCAACTTTACGAGTGGTGTGGATGACCGAGCCAAGATGTTTAATTACACGGGGGCTGGTGGCACTTACACATTGCCTGATCCAATCACAGGCGGTGACAACTGGTTTTTATATTTAAGAAACTCTGGATCGGGCGCGATCACGGCAACGCCTCCGGGAGCAGTGACAATTGATGGGGCAGCTAACTTACCATTCCAACCTGGTGAATCAGCTATTATCGTAACCGATGGGGCTAATTTTTTTACTATTGGCTTTGGGCAATCGGCCACGTTTGCCTTTGACTACACCACGATTAGCATTGCTGGTTCTGGTGATTTCACACTTAGTGGTACTGAACTAAATCGAGTTGCTTATAAATTCACCGGAGCACTCACGGGTGCGAGAAACGTGATAATACCAGCTACAGTGCAACAATATTGGATCGATAATAGCACGACAGGATCTTACGTTCTAACCGTGAAGGTGTCTGGTCAGACGGGTGTAACTATCGGACAAAACACGCGAGGTATCTTTTACTGTGATGGTACGGATCTGGTAGATGCGGATACGAGCACTATTTCTTTTCCTCTATCTATTTCTCAAGGAGGAACTGGGGCCACGACAGCAGGTGGTGCTCTCATTAATTTAGGTGGTGGGTCTACGGGAATAAGTGTTTTTCAAGCAAGCACACAGACGGATGCTTGGACCGCGATAGGGTATCCCAATCAATTTAACGGTGGAACATTCTAAGAATGGCAGACCAAACCACAATACTTGTTTCCGAACCCGGAATTAAACGGGACGGAACAAAGTTTGAAGGTAACAATTATGTTGATGGTCAGTGGGTTCGTTGGCAACGTGGCTTACCTAGAAAAATTGCTGGATATAAAACTACTTTAAAAACATTAGCAGAAATTAGTCGTGGATTTATTACATTTAGTCAACAATTACTTGTCTATTGTCATTCTGGTGGTGCTACTGCTCTCGAAAGATTTACCCTAGATGAAAATGGAAACAGTTCTATTGTAAGCACGCGAACTCCAGTTGCAGCAGCGGCATATGGCACAGTTACAATTGCTGGTGCTAGTGGTGCTGTAGATATGATAGCTGTAGATGGTGTGGACATCATGTCGGGTTCTGTACCTTTTAACACTGATATAAATCAAACAGCCACAGACGTTGCTTCAAATATTACTGCATTTACAAGCACGCCAAATTATACAGCCAGTGCAGTTGGAGCTACGATTACAATTACATCTGTTGCAACTGGAGATCAGGTAAACGGATTCATCATTACCAACACCCTTAACACACTGACTTCAACAATTGTAAATATGCAGTATGGTTCCGATGCGATCATAGCTAACACTAACAACTTTTGGATGTTTGATTTTCAATACGAATCAAGTAGTAATCAAAATTATATTTTGGCATCAGTATCACCTAATATGGATTGCATCTGTAATGACCAAGACGGTCAAATATTTTTTGGTGATGTGCTCGGCACTGCTCCCCTACAAAGTATTTCACTTCCAGCAAATACTAATGCCACAGGCGGGATTGTCAGTTTACATCCCTATTTATTTTACTATGGCACAGACGGTATTATTGGTTGGTCAGCACCCGGAGAACCTACAGACTTAACTGGAACAGGTAGTGGAAATGCTAGGGTTTGGGGTCAGAAAATAATCAAAGGATTGCCACTTCGTGCAGGTTCTGGAACAGCCCCCGCAGGAATATTCTGGGCATTTGATGCAGTAATTAGAAGTACGTTTGTCGGTGGTGCAGCCGTATTTCAATTTGATATTGTAGCTACCGGAACATCAATTCTCAGTCCGTTCTGTCCTATAGACTACGATGGCGTATTTTATTGGATTGGGACGGATCGATTCTATTTATTTAACGGTGTGGTTAGAGAAGTTCCCAATAATCTCAATTTAAATTTTTTCTTTGATGGCCTGAACCGTGACCATGCGAGTAAATGTTTTGCATACAAAGTTCCACGATATGGTGAAATATGGTGGGCATATCCACGGGGTACAGCAACAGAATGCACGCACGCTGTAGTATACAACGTCCGAGAAGATACTTGGTATGATACAGAACTGCCAAATGGTGGACGTTCCGCTGGTCAGTTTAACAATTCTTTTGCAGCCCCAATACTTACAGGCATTGTGCAAGCAACAACAGCTTCAGGAACTGGTTACAAAGTTTGGCAACATGAGTTCGGTATGGACGAGATTGATGGTCCTGACATTGCTCCAATATTATCATTTTTCGAAACAGCCGATTTATCGACTCTGACACAAGGCGGTGACAGGTATTTACGAATAACAACTATTGAACCTGACTTTGTTCAAAGTGGAGATATGACAGTAACTGTAACCGGAAGAGCTAATGCTAGAGCACCCGAAGTTGTAGGTACAACATTTACGTTTCCTGCTGAGGCTACACAACCCTACGAACAAATTGTAATGTTAAAAGAACAACGTAGAGAATTGAGAGTTAGATTTGAGTCCAACGCTTTATACGGTGATTACCAGATGGGGCAAATAATTGGTCATCTCAGTGTGGGTGACGGAACGGATCTAGGATAATGGCGTTAAGTGTTACATTGCCAGTAGGTATTGGTCTTAAAGATTGGGCTAACTGTCTGATCACCGACTTTATTGCCTTTGGTGCATTTGATCCATTAGATGATGAAACAAAGTGGCAAGATTGGGCTACTCAATTTTTAAACGCGACAAATTTAATTGAGGATTTTCCTGATCCTTATATGTATGACGATTGGAGAAAGTGGGCAGAGCGATTTGTCCAGACAACATTATGAGATTTATTGGCTTTGAAAGAGAACTTGATGCAGAGAAATGGGCTAGACCTTTACTGGGTTTAAAGAACGAGCCTGAGTTTTTCCGTGCAATGTCGGCAGTCGATGAGAAAGATGATTTTGTCTGCACTGCTATTTTCAATAATTTCACTAGCCGAAACATTGACGTTTGTTTTGCATCTCGTGGGGGCAACTGGGCATCTCCAAAAGAAACATTAAAGATGTTTAATTGTATATTTGCTTATATATTTAAAATACACGAGGCATCACGAGCGACAGCTTTAGTTAGTCACACTAATGAAAAATCAAAACGATTTGTTAAACAACTGGGTTTCAAACATGAAGGTACGATGAGACAAGCCTACGATGATAACGAAGATTTAGAAGTATATGGTCTTTTAAAAAACGAATATAATACGCACAAGTGGTGTAATGTGAGGACTGCGCGATGAGTATGAAAGAACAAATTCTATCGATTGCAATGCAAGACCCACGTTTTCAAGAAACAATCACGGTTGTTGAACAACAATTGTCAGGCACAAATATAGTAGCCGAGGATTTATCTGAAGCAATACAAATGCTTGAGTATGTAGTTCAGAATCCAAATACATACCAAGAAGTCCGTATGGCGGCTATTAAAGACGGTCTAATCGATGAGGATATGTTTCCCCCACAATATGACGAAGTGCTCATTATTAGCCTTCTCGTGGTCTTGTACGGTATGCAAGACAGACTCTCACAACAAGGTTATGCAAAGGGTGGACTAAAAGTTTCTGGTAAACAGTTAGCTCATCGGGGTCAAGGTGGTGACAGGCATTTAGCTCACATCAATGACCGTGAAGCCGAGGTGCTCCGTAGGATGGGTGGTCAGGGAACTGTCAATCCAAACACTGGATTAAGAGAATATAAAGGTCTGAAAAATATTCTCAAAATAGCACTGCCAATAGCATTAACTTTCGTAGCAGGTCCAATGGGTACTGCTTTAGGTACATCATTAACAGCAGGAACAGCACTTGCTAGTTATGCACCAGTAATTGGTGGAGCACTAGTTGGAGCAGGTAGTTCGGCATTGCAAGGGTTAGTTAGTGGTCAAGGACTAGACCTTAAAAACATAGGACTTGGGGCTGTATCCGGTGGAATCGGTGGACTTGCTCCCGGAATAACAGATAGTTTAGCTCAACAATTTCCTAATCTAAGTGAAGGAGCTATTAGGGCTATTGCTGGTGGTACAGCTGGAGCTTTAGGTTCGGCTGTTACAGGTTCTGATTTTGGAGAAGGTATAGTTAGAGGTGCAATAGGACAGTATGCAATGCCTGCCGTTCAAGATTTTACACAAAATGCAAGCACGGCTGTTACTAATTTTCTGAAAAACAACGCAGGAATGACTGATTCTGGTGCTCCAGTGGGTGGTACAATGAAGCCAACTCCTCAACAAATGACAGATATTGTTTTTCAAGAAGGTCAATTTGGAGCGGCGGATTTTTCAGATCCTACTCAGCCACAATTTGGAGATTTCGCACCATCTAATGCTGATCCTGTTATTGCTAGTAAATTTGATACTGAAGAGGGTGTAGAGCCAAGTAGGCCTCAAGAAATAAACCCCACAGTAGCTAAACAACAGCGTGTCGTTGATGAATACAGCACAGCAAACGAATTATATGACGCAGCAAATCCAAAGCAAGGAATATTAAGTAACTTGTTACCAGAGAAAGTTGCAAATTTACTCCCGGAAGCATCGTTAAGTAATATAGCATTAGGGGGATTAGGATTAGCTGCACTTGGTGGACTCAGTGAACAAGACCAAATGGCTATTTCTCAAGCAGAATCCGGTGGGATATTTGACCAAACTACGAGTCAATATGATTTTGTAAAAATGAGAGGTGAGGCCAATCAACGTGGCATGACTCTGATGCAATTTTTAGGTAGCCCATTTTTCAGAAATGATCAAAGTAAATATTATTTAAATGACACAATGATGGCGGCACGAGGGGGTATTATGGATGCTCCGGGTTACGTCAATGGCCCCGGTAATGGAAGGGATGATGTGATAAATGCTAGGTTGTCCAATGGAGAGTATGTTATAGATGCGGAGTCAGTTGCCATGCTAGGAGATGGGAGTAATACCGCAGGAGCCGAAATGTTAGACGATATGCGTAAAAAACTTAGAATGCATAAGGGTAAAGTATTAGCAAAAGGCGAGTTCAGTCCGGATGCAAAATCACCCTTAGAATACATGAGAAGGAGTGCTTAACATGGTGAGTTTATTTCAAGGAGCACCTCAGTCTGCAACGTCTTACACAACATCTACTACAGAGACACCAAAGTGGATGCAAGATGCTATTTTTAATCAGATACAGATATCAACAAATTTAGCAAATCGTCCGTTCGAAAGTTATGACTTACCAACGATTGCCCAGTTGTCACCACTCCAACAACAAGCCTATCAGCAAGTGCAATCTGCACAAGGTGCTTACCAACCAGACCTTAATGCATCGGCAGCTGGTGTCCGTGCTTTAGCAGGGTTGAGTCCGTTAGCAGGTACAGACCCTAATATCGTACCAACTAATACTGCAACTGGTTTGTCAAAAGCACAAAGTTATTTTGACGAAGCCAAAAAAGACACCGTCACAGATGTAATGAAGTATTACAATCCATATCAGCAAGATGTTATGGACCAACTTGCCAAACAAGGTGCTCGAAATTTACAAGAAAATTTATTACCGGGTGTAAGTGATGCTTTCATTAGGGCAGGTCAATTTGGTTCAAGTCGCATGGGTGATTTTGGAAGTAGGGCTGTAAGAGATACACAAGAAGCTATATTAGCCCAACAAGCAGAACTAGCCAACACAGGCTATGCTCAGGCAATGGCAAATAGAGCGACTGATTTGACTAGGCAAGCTAATTTAGGGCAGACAGTTGCTGGTATTCAACAAGCCGATGTCGCACGCCAAATGGGAGCATTGAGTGACCTCGCTAACTTAGGAGCACAACGTCAGGCATTAGGATATACAGATACCGCAGCACTTGAGGCAGCAGGTGCAGGTCAACAACAGCAAATGCAACGTGAACTTACAGCAGCTGAAAAACAATTTTTGGATCAACAAAA